CCTGAACGATTAAGAGAAAGAGCAGATCAAACACTTAAAAAAAGAACAGTCCCAGACGGAGTCAGATTTCTAATCGCTACTGTCGATATACAGGGGGGTAAGAACAGGCGGTTTGTGGTGCAGATCCATGGCTTTGGAGTTGGCTTAGAATGCTGGATCATTGATAGATACAACATAAAAAAAAGTGATCGAAAAGATGATGACGGCAATGTGTTACAAGTTCATCCCGGTGCATACATTGAAGATTGGGATCTACTCACAAAACATATTTTAGACAAAGGCTACCCCTTAGCTGATGACTCTGGTCGAGAGATGAAAATCAAGTTATTAGCTTTTGACCACGGTGGCGAAACTGGTGTTTCAGAAAATGGTTATCAGTTCTATCGCAGGATGAAAAAAGCCGGAAAACATCGCGAGCTTATGCCTGTGAAGGGTGGGTCGAAAAATCAGATTGATAAAGTAAAAGAAAGCTGGCCTGACAATACTAAACGTAAAGACCGGCAAACCAGTGCTAAAGGTGATGTCCCGCTATACATTCTAAGTCCCAATAAATTAAAGGATTGGGCTTCAAACTATCTTGATAGAGAGAGCTCAGGTTCAGGCTATTTACACTTTCCTCATTGGCTAGGAGATTGGTTTTTCGAAGAACTTACTTACGAAGAACGTCTATCCGATGGACATTGGAAGGCGCCAGGCAATGGAGCTAATGAGGCGTGGGATTTACTTTATTACAGCTTGGCAGCATGCGTAAAACTTAAAGCAGATACGATGAGGTGGGAATCTCCACCTAGCTGGGCTCAAGAGTGGGATCTTAATAATTTAGTTGTTGATGTAAATGGTTCGCATCAAGCCGAAGAAGAAGCGCCTAAGAAACCAGCAATAAGACGATCAAGATATAGGTTTAATTAATGGCAACTAGTGAGTATTTAAAAGCGCTTGAAGAAGCATTGCAGTCGCCTGAAAGGGAAGTCATGTTTCAGGGCCGTAAGGTTGTTTATGACTCAGTAGATGACCTTGAGAAGAAGATTAATTTAGTTAAAAGATCGATGTCCTCTCAGGGTGAAAATCGATCATCCAGTGGTAGAACGTTTCGACTGAATGTGAGTAAGCTATGAAGCCTCGTCTAAAATTCAATGGTGCTACAGGATTAAGAGTCAAAGCTAGCTCATATGATGCAGCGACTCAGGGTCGTAGAGCGTCTGGATGGGTTGCGCCTTCATCGGGGCCTAATTCTTCGCTCACAGGAAACTTATCGACGCTTAGAAACAGATCCAGAGCGGGATATAGAAATAATCCTCTTATATCAATGGGGACTAATCGCGGGGTAAGTAATGAAATAGGCACTGGTGTTGTTCCACGGTTCTTGTCGACGGATAAAGCATTCACAGAAGCTATGTCATCACTTTTCGATCGATGGGCGATGGAGTGCGATCCCGAGCTTAATCTAGATTATTACGGCCTAGGCACTCAGATGTGTAGAGCTCGTCGCGTCGGTGGAGAATGCTTTGTGCGTCTTCGACGTAGGCGGACTAGTTCTGGCCTATCAATTCCTATTCAAATTCAGGTTTTAGAGTCTGAATTTGTCCCAGAAACTCTTTATGAAACCCGTCCCAATGGTAACAGAGTTAAAGCAGGTATTGAGTATAACCGTTTAGGTCAGAGGGTAGCCTATTGGATGTATCCAGAGCATCCGAATGAACGTGATAGTCATGCTTATTATGGACGACTTTTAAGAATTCCCGTTCAAGATGTTATTCATCATTTCCAGCCTACACGTCCGGGGCAATCTAGAGGCGAACCTGACACGGTTCAAGCCTTATTAAAAGCGCATACGTTTGATACCTATGATGATGCTGAGCTGCTAAGAAAACAGACAAAAGCACCGTACACCGGATCTTTAACAAGAGACTCTTGGACTGAGGATGACTACAACTACGACCCGCTGTCAGGTCAGGAACTACCTAAAGGAACTGATGTTCCCGAACTTAATGTGCAAGCTGGCTCTATTCTTACTTTGTTGCCAGGCGAGAAAATAGACTTGTTTCAAGGTGACGATACCGGTCAAGGCTATGCTGATTTTATGAAAGAGCAAAAGCTACTCATAGCGGCAGGTATTGGTATCCCCTTTGAGCTTATGACTGGTGATTGGTCCAATATCAATGATCGACTCTACCGAGCAATGATCAATGAGTATCGACGAGAAGTAGAAGCACTTCAGGATCAAATAACCATCCATCAATGTAATCGTAAAATTGTTGATTGGTCTATACATAGTGCTGTTTTGAATGGCTTGGTTCCGGCAGTTAATTACCATGCTGATAAGTCTGTTTATCATAAAGTAGAACATAGGCCGCAAGGCTGGAAGCACATACACCCATTACAAGATATCCAAGCAGCAGTCAAAGCGATTGATAATGACCTTAAGTCAAGAGACAGAGTTATTGCTGAAAATGGTGGCTGGGATGCTGAAGAAGTTGATAGACAGAACGTTGAAGCTGAAAAGAGAATTAAAACACTCCGCGAAAAAGCGGAACTAACCCCTAAAGCGGAGAATTAAATATGCCTTGGTTTATGGCTCAATCCATTGGCGAAAACTGCGCCGATATTAGAATAAATGGTCAGATTGGTGAAGATTGGTGGACTGGTAACGGGACAACCGCGCAAGGTTTTATTGATGAAGTTGAAGCGCTTGGGCAGTTAAATACAATTAATCTGCATATAAATAGTCCCGGTGGTGATGTTGCGGACGGTTTAACTATCTTCAATTATCTGAGAAACCATTCTGCAAACATTATTGTATCTGTAGAAAGCCAAGCGGCTAGTATTGCCAGTGTTATTGCAATGGCTGGTAATGAAATTGTCATGGGTATCGGTGCAACAATGATGGTTCACAATCCGTGGACATGGGCGTCAGGTAACGCCAACGATTTCAGAAAAATGGCAAACGATTTAGATACGATTACTGTAGGTCTTATTGACGCCTATGCATTTAAGTCAGGCAAGTCTCATGACGAGATAAAAGCATTACTTGATGCAGAAACTTATATGACCGCTAAAGACGCGGTAGATTTTGGTTTTGCTGATCGTGAAGACGTAGAGCTCAAAGCTGCTGCTTGCGCAAATATGACCGAGATAAAGATGCAGGTTCAACACTCTGCTGAATTGAAGGCGCAAAGCTCGGTGATAGATTCACTTAAAGCTCAAATAGAGGATCTAGAAAGCAAAGCTAAACCGCCACAAGCTGCCGATCCAAAAGAGGTTCTTGCACTTTGTGCCGAGAATAAGCTTGATAGCTTAGCAAATAGCTTAGTTAGTTCCAATGCAACAATGGCACAGCTAAACACACGTATTGCAAATGCAAAAGCTATCCAGGTGGTTTGTACTGCTGCAAATATCGACTCAATTCTTGCTATCGAAAAAATGGACGATACCGCTGGACTTTTAGGGTATGTCATTCAAGAGACACTAGCAGTTGCTGATCCCGACCAAGATAATCATTTAAACCCCGGTGCGGGGACTTCCCAGGCTAAAGCGCCAAATGCTAACGCCGTTTATTCTCAACTTAATAATCAATAAGGTAGGACGCTATGCCACAAACTGAAAGTACACACGCTGGAGAATTCCTATTATCGGAAGGCAACGGCAGAATTTCACGAGAAACAATAACCCTTGTCTCTGGACAAAACTTGTCGGCCGGAACGGTGATTGGAAAGATTACTGCAAGTGGAAAATATACTGAATACGCCGATGCAAATGTTGATGGGTCAGAAGTGGCGGCAATGATACTTTATGCCAATGTGGATGCTACCGATGTCGATAAAGAAGCTGTAGCGATTGCTCGTTTTGCCGAAGTGTCAGCGGTATCACTAACTGGATCTGACGCCAGTGGGTTGGCGGATTTGCTCGCTCTTGGAATTATTGCACGCTAACAACTTTATTTAACTAAATGATTTGAACCGCTGACTGGCGGTTTTTTTATGCCTAAATTTTATTGGAGTCTTTAAACATGCCATCACTAGATATTTTCAACGATGATGCTTTTTCACTTTCTAGCATGACAGCTGCGATTCAAGAGCGCCCTTATGTTCCTGGTCGACTAGGTACGCTAGGCATTTTTGAATCTAAAGGAATTACAACTACAACCCTTCAGATTGAGCGAAAGGGAAATTTATTAACGTTAGTACCTGCTGGTGAGCGTGGCTCATCTGGCAAAGTCAAAACTCGTAATAAACGAGATATGATACCTTTCAATACAATTCACTTACCACAAACTGGCGCTGTTCTAGCTGACTCTATACAAAATGTTCGTGCTTTCGGGTCAGAGAGTGAGTTAGAAAGCATTCAAAGTGTCGTTAACGGCGAATTAGATGGTATGCGTAAAAACCTAGATGCGACAATCGAATTCCAGAGAATGGGGGCAATTAAAGGTAGCATTGTGGATGCTGACGGAACTACCGAGCTACTTAACCTATTTACCGAGTTTGGTATTTCTCAGACTATTGTGAATATGGCGCTGGGCACAGCAACCACGAAAGTTCGGAAAAAATGTCAAGATATCTTAAATGCGGTAGAGGACGCTTTAGGGGCAGGGTTATGGAGCCGGGTTAGAGTTGAGTGTGGTCGTACATTCTTCCAAGACTTCATCGATCATGATGATGTTCGTAAAGCATATGATCGTTATCAAGACGGAGAAAAGCTCCGTGATGATCCTCGGTCCGGCTTTGAATTTGGAGATATCATTTGGGAACAATACCGGGGTGCCGTTGGTGGCACCAAGTTTGTAGCTGACAACGAAGCGCACGTTATTGTTGAAGGCGTAAGTGGACTTTATATTACTCGCTTTGCACCGGCGGATTACATGGAAACGGTAAATACAATGGGCTTACCTTACTACGCTAAGCAAGAGCGTATGGGGATGGATAAAGGGATAGATATGGAAGCGCAGTCAAACCCTTTAAGTTTGTGCACAAACCCTAAAGTTTCAATAAAATTAACTCATTCTTAACTGGTGATTTGTGAGCTTTAATAAAGCGTTTAGCCGCATGGATGCGGCTATATTTAAGCGTGCTGACAAGGCTATTTATAACGGGAATTCTTTAGTCAAAATTATCGTTGATAAGGATGTAGAGCAGTTCGGTGCATTCGATACAAAAGGCTCAGCTCGTAGAAATGAAGCTAGCTTTTTAGTTACTCAAGTACCAAATCCAAAGCGGGGGCAAACTGTTCAATGCGAGGATGGCTTGTATGAGATTGATGGAGTTATTTCAAACGATGGTTCGGTAGTAAAGGTCCATATAAATGAAAGCTAGTATTGACCAAATACAATTAGCTGAAACTAATGTGATGATTAAAGGGGTAAGTAAGAACACGCCTAAAATACTTACCCGAGCATTAAATAAAACCGTTTCGAAAGGGCGAACGCTTTCCTCTAAAAAAATCCGTGAACAAGTTTCATTAAAAGCCAACTACGTTAAGTCCAAGCTAAATATAAGAAAAGCTACTTGGACTAAACTCACGGCGAGCATTAGCGCAGAATCTAGAGGTTTAATTCTCACGAATTATGCAACAGGCGTTGATAAAAACGGACATATAAAAGTAAAAATTAAAAAGAAAGGCAAAGCAAAAATATTCACAGATGCTTTTCTCACAACTATAAATGCAGGATCAAAGAAGGTTGACGCCATAGCGGTGCGTGACCCCGCAACAAATAAGTTCAAGGTTCTTTACGGCCCCTCAGTTTCACAAGTATTTAACACTGTACGTGATGATGTAGACACAGAGCTAGTTGAATACTTGAGCGTGGTGGCAGAAAAAGAACTAGACGCAGTTTTAAGGGGTTTTTAATGCCTGAGACAGTACGAGAACAAATCATAAACGCTTTTGCTCAGAAGGTTGGGGCGGAGCGTTGCGTAAAACTAGACAGCTCAAGTGACTTACCCGCAAAGAGCATTTGGGATAATAGCGAAGAAGCCACCAAAAAAGCTTTTGGAGTGATGGAGGTGGTTTTGCCTTTGCCGGTTGAATACCTGGCGGAAGTAAATAAAACAACCTACCCAATATTAAGCTCTCAAGGTAACGCCATGTTAGGCGAACTTATCCAAGCCGCAACCAGTGAAGATAATACACTTTCAGGCCTTTGCCGTTCAATCACATACGAAGAGAGCGAAATTAACTATCCCGAAGACGGCGCAAAAGAAATAGAGGTTTACGCCGTTTTTAATATCACTTATCAATTTGTTATCGGTGACCCTTTCACCATTCCTATTTAAACCCGCGTAAAACAAAAACTTTAACCCGCCATTTGAGCGGGTTTTTTTATGCCTGCAATTCAGCGGGCTTTATAATTATTGGAGCTAAACAATGTCTAATGCTGAAAATGCAAAACTGCAATATGAAGGCGGGCAAAACGTAACTGCTATGTCTGCTTTAACCGATTCCGGCGATCAAACTATTTTCGATTCTAGCGCTGCGCTATTTTCTAGGCGTTCAGGGTTTGAGCCTGTTGTTCGTCCTGATGGCTTGGTGACTGGTGGCGTGCTGGCTGCTGCTGTAAGTGGCACGAATGATCTTGTTGATTTGTCTGCCTTAACTGCTTATATCGGTGGTGATAAGAAGACTGTCTCAGGCAATACAGATTTAACTTGCCAGCGTGGAGCAACGACAAA